ATTAGAGCATCTTCTAGAGTAATAGTAATTTCCTTACCATAGTCCCAAGAAATTAGCTTTGGATTACCCCAACCACCAGTAGCATCAGTAGTCTCAGCAGTTGTTTCAATAGTAGAAACCTTTAGGGTATCTAGGAATAGAACAATGTCGCCCTTATAAACGTTAGACTTAGGATCGTCTTCTAGAGCTTCAAAATAAACATTGGCAACTTCCTTAATACCATACTTATCAAAAATATTAACAGCCATGTGAGTTACCTCCTAAATCATGATTTATCAGAACTCGCAATGGAACGCATCCAATGCTTGAGTTGTGATTTTTTTAATTTTGCACCAGCTAATGCGGCGCGATTGTTTATATTAAACTGATCACGCCAACCCATTCTTTTTAACTGGTCGTGAAAAGCATAATATGTAATATTCCATATATTATCCATATTTAAGCCGCAATTATTAATTGTAATGCTACCAATCAAATCTGAAAATTTTAAATCAGATTTTTCTTGTTCAGCTTTTTTAGCTTTAGCTTTTCGAACTTTTTCTCGATTAGCTCTCATTTGCATTTTAATTTTTTTAGTCGCGGGAGGGTCATCTGGATAAATAATAATTTCTTCACCCTCTTGTTCTATGAAATACATTCGGCGTAAAAGTCTTTGTAAATCATAAAACTTTTCCTCTGTTAATAAGTGCTTTTCTTCAATTGGCCCTATAATAATTTGTGCAGGGTCAAGGGAAAAAATTACTTCTTCATGAGTAAAAAAGAAAAAAGCACGTTTTAAAAGAGAATTTGCTTCTAAATCTAAAGAAGTCATTAAAAGTAGATATTGAAAATCAGTTAAATTATCTAATAATTGTTTTAATTCAGGATCATCATTAGTTTTAGGAGTAGGTTTTTCAGAAATTAAAATACTTAAATATTTCTGAAAATTATCATAACCTTCATCAATAATTTCTCCAATTGTAGCTGGATAAACTGCGCAAATATCGTCTAAAAAAACTGGAGAGCCTTTCATAAATTTTAAAGTCTCATTATCAGTTAAATTCATTAATTTTATACCTCATCGAATAGCCTCCAATCCAAGGAGACAAAGTTAAATTATCTGCGCGATAAAATTGAAGATTACCAATTCCTTTCAATTTACCCTGATTAAACATCTTATCTATTTCTTCCATAATTAAATATGGCCGAAGAGATCTTTCATTTAAAAGCCATTTATCATAAGGACAAGCAATATCAAAACGTAATGTTGTTATTTTAAATTCCGGATTTAATGTATTAACAGTAAAATCATCAAATACTGTTACAATATAAGACATTTCATCATTTGAATCATCAAATATTTTCGGAACAATTAAAATTTGTTTATTTATTAAATCTAATCCTTCTACATTAGGTTGTTCTTTTCCTGTAATAGGATCAATTTCTTTAAAAGGATCCCTAGTTGGATATTTTAATAAACGACAAATTTTTTGATTTTGCATTAATTTATTAGCAATTAAAAAAGTATTTTCTCCCATTACAGCAAAGCGTCTTTGAGTAGGTCTTTCTTTTTCTATTGTTTGATTTAACTCATTCATAAAATCACCTACCATAATGGAATAATAGAAATTTCTTTAGTATATATTACATCTTGATAAGTTGCACTTAATACTATTTTTCCTAATTTATTCTTAGAATTTGCCTGTATTTCACAACTATTATTAGTAGTTTTAATAATTCGCGCAAGAGTAGTATCATTAATTGCAAAAACTACTTTACTAGAAATTTCTTCAGTTCCTTTTAAAATATAAATTTCTTTTCTGTCTAATCGTAAGTTATCATTTCCTTCAATATAAGCAGAAAATTCATTCTTTTCATCCCCAATTTCAATTGAAATAATTTTTTGAATTGTAGGATGTTGTTTTAATTGAATAATAATATCTACATTTCCTTTAGAAATAGCAGTTAATTTATTATCAATTATTTTAACTATTTTTTTATCACTAGAAATAAACTCAACTTCTTCATTTGAAGGCATACCATTTTTCATTAAAGTAAAAGTTAAATCTATAATATCATTTACTTTAAATTTCTGAGTTATTTCTGGAACAGATATATCATAAACTGCTAATTTATCTAAATCGGCAATATCATTAACAATGTCATCATATATTGCATTAACTTTAGTTTCTGTTAATGAAAGATAAATAACTCCTGGAACGCTAGAATAATCATATTCAACTACTGTCCAAGATTCATCTTCTACAATAAAATTTGTTGCTCTATCTATAGAATAACGCGGCATTAATAATTCCGCATATTTATTAGGTTGAGGGGTAATTAAATTATTCCATGTTCTAAAATTACCTTTAATTTTAGAATCTAAAGAACTTACAAAATATGCCCAAGAAGATTGTAAATGGCCTTCACTATCTATCCATTTCATAAGATAATTACAACGAACAATCCAAAAACTTCTAAAAGTTCCATTAACTTTCTTTTCTTCCTGAATTAAAATCCACTTTTCAATAGAACCATCATCAAGAGTCCAATTCATAATATCTCCTACTTTAATAGGAATATCTAGAGCAACTTCTAAAAACATAATTTTTTCATATTCTTTATCTTTACTAGTAAGAATAATTCCATCAAAATATATTCCTCTTTCAACAGATAAATTTCTTAAAGTATGAGGTGATTCCGCAAGCCATTTTTCAAAAGAACGTTTTCCACCATTTCGTATTCGTTCAGCAGTTGTTTCGCCTAAATGATTAATTCTTGAAAAATAAACATCAAGGTAATTCATTAGGAACCTCTAAACTACCAATCAAATTCATACATTCAAAAATTGTTTTTCTAAAATATTCATAATTTAAGAATCGTAATGAATTTAATTTTCCTATTAGCGGCCAATAATTAATAGACGTTGGCTCTAAACCTTTTAATTCAATTAATATTGAATTTAAAAATTTTTCCCAATCTCCGCCTTCTTTTTCTTTTTCACAAAGCACACCATAAAGACGCCCTTTTAATTTATTTTTATAACCTTCAAACGTCTCTTCGTAAAGCATTTTTCTTACCTGCTAAACGTCTAAATAATTCAGCTGGAGTCTTTTTACGTGAACGGTCATAAATTCCTTCCGCGCGCCGCACTTCAACTTGAATTGCGGCCTCCAACTTATTTAATTTATCTAAATGATTTGCTTGTGAAAAATCTTTATCAGCGTACAACTGCCGAATATTTTCCCAACTTGCAATACATCTTTTAACCCATTCATGCTTCATATATAAAGCTAAAAGTTGTATTTCATCATTGGTTAAATCATCTACAAATTCATAAACTTCTAATTGATTAGAATCTGAATCAGTAGTCTCAACTTTTTGTGTATCCAAACTTACCCGCGGATACTTAAATCTAAAAATGGCAATTTTTAGAAGCTCTTGCCAATCCCGCTCAACGATTGCTAATTCTTCCTCAAGTGTCCATTCATCCGCGGTAATACGTGCCAAAAAAGCATCATATATTTTGAGAAAGGGAGTAGCCATAGATTACTTCTCTTCAGCTTGATGCTTTACAGAAATAGCCTGAATTACATCAATGCCGCAATATTTCTTAATAAGAGCGGTAAAAGCATTATCTGTAATGTTATTATCTACCACATATTGTACAATAGTATCTTTTGCAGCAGAAGGTGCAATTTTAATATAATTAGCAAAAGCAGTGATATCACGATCATTAAGCATTTTAATAATTTCATCACGACTCATTACATTAGTAGGAGTCTCAATTACTGCACGATCTTCAGCAACTCCATCAATCTTAATGTAGCCACCGCGAATCATATTTTGAACACCAGGCTCATACATTAAATCTTCATACTCTGTAGGAGTAAGAGTAATAACACGATTTGGCGCAAGACTACGACTTCTCATAGTACCATCAGAAGTGCCAACAACAACAGTAGCAGAACTAATATTCTTTAAAGTAATTTTTGCCATAATAATTTCCTCCTTTAACTCTAAAAGAAAAATGGAGCGGGCGAGATTCTCACCCACCCCATTAAAGTGATTTTATTTATATTAAATTATGGATGTGCTTGCTGATAAGCACTAGCAATATTGGAATCTAGATTATCATTGTAATCCTTCCAGCCGTCAGCGTCAATACCAGCATTGTAATAGATGCCCCAATAATTAGGAGTACCAATCATACCGACGCCAACCTTTAGATAACCCTGTAGAACGATCTGATTGTCGCCCTCATGATCATCCCACTCACGGAAATAAGGAGAACCTTCAAAACCTAGCTTAATGATCTTTTCCTTACCAGCGGGCATTACATATGCGAAAGAAGGATTCATAACTAGCTTCTCATTCTTCTCATCAGTATAAGACTGTGGCATTACAACTACTGGTACACCACGGAACTTACCAATATAACCACGATCACGAACTTCAAGCATATCTTGATCAGAAATCTTAACGCCATATTTCGCACCTTCGCTATAAACAATAGCATTGGTCATTTCAGCGGCAAACTCTGGAGTGCAATAAATAATTGGATCGCCATAAGCAGCAACTACATTGCAAAGCTTAACCATAGAAGCTGGATCAAAATTAGCGGCAATAACCTTATTCTTTGCTGGACGACCAGCCATATTCCAAGAACTTAGAAGCATTTCCTGAACCATTTCAAAAATACGGTCAGTAATACCCTGTTGAATAATCTCATAAATATCGGTCATGTTCTCTAGACCATCAAGATAACGCTCGAAGTCTACATAACCGGCTCCACCGATAGCCTGTGGATATACGTCAAACTTATCACGGTCTAAACGGAAGGTTTCATAGTTACCAGATTCAGTAGCACGAGTAACAAACTGACGACCGCGTTGCTTACCGCGAGTTACACGGAACTCTAAACGAGAACCTTGTGGTACACGGATAACTTCAGTAAACATATCTAGAGCACTTTGAATATTACGTGGTAGAACTTCCTCTAGATTCTGAGATAGTAATTCAAATAGATCAATCTTATTACGCTCAAACTTATAGCGATTTAGACGGCCTTTATCATCGCAAAGTAACTTAGTTAGCTCGTCACGAAGAGCAGCCTCATAGTCATAATTCTCGGCAGCGAACTCAGCAGGAACCTTGCGGCCGAAAACACCATTCATTAAAACTTGTAGCTTATTCATAGTTCGCACCTCCTATTATAGACTAATAATCTGATACTTAACGCCCTTTTCGCCGTTAGGTACAGTGTAGTATTTTACAATGCGGCCATAAATACCAGCATAGCCATTTGGTAGAGACTTAACAATCTGTGGGACACACTTAACATCATTTTGTCCACTAGGAATAATAACATAAGCCTTATTTGTGCCACTTAGATCGCCACTTAAATAGGCATCTAGAGCATCAAAATCAGCAAAAGCAGCGCCTTGACCAGCATCATACTGTAAGCAATTAGTAGTTACGGTATCACCAATACCTAGTAAACCAACACGAGGATAGTCACCAGCAATCTTACGACCAAAACGTGCTAAACCATAATGATAATCATCATATTCTTTTTCAGCGGTGTATACAATACCAATAGGCTTGTCAGTAGCAGCAGCTGGAGCAGCGATAACGCCAGCAGCCTTATCACCTACAACCCACATACCATTCTCGCAAGGAGCGTCGATTGTAAAATCTTCAGATAGTGGAGTCTGAGAAACTACCATACCAGTCTTTGGGAAAGCTACCTGATTAAGCTCTAAGGTAGCATATAGCTTCTCGCCTGGGCGATACTTGCTAGATAGGCTATTAGCACTTGTTAGTGGAAATCTTGTTAAAGCCATAATATTTTCCCTCCTTAATTTTTATCTATACGATATTTTTCCATAAATAACGCGAATTGAGTTTTTTCTGGGTCTGGTAGTGGTACTTTCTTAACTTCATTACCAGCCATTTGCTTGTTGGCAAAAGCAATAGCCAACTTACTCTCTAATTCATCATAAGAAAAGTCATTAGCCTTCTCTTTAATATCACTAATTTCCTCTTCTTTCATTACTTTTTCGTATTTTTCTATTAATTCATTTTTACGATTATTTTCAACTTCTAAGGCTTGATTTTCATAAGTCTGTAAAGAAGTTTGTAATTCTTCGTTTTTAGAGCGAAGACCTTCAAGCTCTGTATTGATTGAGGTTTGGAACTGTTCAAGTTCTTCAATGCGAGCTTGTGCTGTGGAGTAATCAGATTGTAACTGATTATAGGATTCTTGTAGTTCATTAAATTTGGTTTGTAAGACTTCAAATTCAGAAGATTCTTCTGATACTTGTTCCTGAATTTCTGATTCAGATTCAGCGGGTTTTTCCTCAAAATTTTCCGCGGCTGAAGTTTCTGTAACTTCAGATTCAACAGTTTCTTGAGTTTGCTGAAACGTATCTTGTAATTCTTCCTGTACTTGAGGATTTTCAACCTGTTCTACAATATCCTTGTTTTCAAACTCATTCATTGGTTGTTCTCCTCCTTCGTTATTTTTTTCAGCCTCTTCTACTTGTGCTTTGAGGTTAAACAGAAGTGAAGAGAACTTCTCATATTGTGATTTATATATGTCATCATTCTTAGAAAAGAATGAGGATACCGAAAAACATGGTTCATGTTCACCAATTACGCAGAAACCTAGCATTTTTGCTTTAGTATAGACAAAATATTCTTGCCCTTCAATCATTGTCCAATCTCCATCTATAGAAAATGGATCAAGTTCCATAGATTGATTTTGACCAAAAATTTTTTTAGCTTCTTCATAATAATCAGTAAATAATACTACTGAGAAAACTGCGTATTCTCTTGTAACGCCATCTGTATCTTCAAATGGCTCCCAACCAAGGAAATTTTCTACGTAGCCATATCCATTAGCTAAAGTTGGGCCGCTGTGAGAAGCCCAGCTTTGAGTTGCTGGGTCAAAGAAACCAACTACAGGAGTAGTGCCTTGAGTAGCAGATTCTATTAACTGATTAGCAACTGCTTCAGTAATATAAGAACCATTTCTATTGCCATATTTAGTAAATACTCGTACTTTTAAGCGACCAATATTTGGATTACTTTCAGAGATTCCTTGAAAGGGAGAATCAATTATTACGCTATCAAAATAAATAGGTATTTGTTTTTCCATAATTATTCTCCTTACCCAGCAGCTTTAATATTAGCTTGAGTTTTTTCAGATTTTTGTTCATCAGGTAGTTCAGGACGACCTCCCTTATTATTTAAGTCACCACTCTTTTGTGTACTTCCTGTTTTTTGTCCCGAAGAATTACTTTTTTCTTCATTTGCGACTTCTCCTCCTGGAGTAGTATAAGAAGACTGTAATGGAATCATTTTTTCTGACATCTTTAAAAAGTCATTTTCAAAATCCATTAAACTAATTTGATCACGTTGCTTAATACCCATTACTACACCCGCGAACATTTTAGAATATCCATATTGTGCAGCTTGAAAATAATTATGTTGAATATCTTGTCTATTAAAAACTGTTGTAGGTAGAATTTCAAAATCAAATGTTAAACCTGGACGAGAAAATTTATTATTTAAATGAAACTTAATCCATGTTTCATAAACATTTAAATAAGAAATCATTAAAGCTTCATCTTTTTTAATAGTATAAGCTAAAGTAGAACTACCATCAGCATTAAATAGCAAAGAACTTCTGCCTAAAAAATCATAGGCGTTATCACGATATTTTTTAATTCTATCATTTGATTGTGTTGCCGCAGAAGTATCCTGTAAACTTTCTAGACTTGTACTTCCAAAAGTAGTCAAAACATCTACAGTATCAGTGCCGCTTAACATTGCTGCAACAGAAGCATGCATTTCTGCGGCTTCATCTAATGGAAATACTAATTCACCATCATCTATAGGCATTTGCTGAATTAATAATTTATATAATTCATTTTCATCACGTTTTTCTTCACGCCCAACAGCATCTTCTAATTTTTTTAATTGTGGAATACTTGCTATTAACAAAGGCGCTTGGTCATTAATAAAAGTAAAACAAATACCGCCAGACTCAGCAGGAATCATTATCCAAGGGTCAATTAACTTTTTAGCATTTTCATAATCACGCCAGGCTTTTTTAACAACTTCTGGAAAACTTTCTACAGCTTCTTCTCGAAGTTCTTCATCATATATTTTCTCAAAATAATGTAAATTAAATTCTAATATAGGAAGATTATTAAAATCTTTAAAACGAGTTCTACAAAATTCTAATGGTAAATCTTGAATTACAACATCTTCGCCATCTTCTCGCAAAATACCATTATATATTCCCACTTTTAACCATTCTTTAGTAATATAATTAAAAGTATTTGGAATATCTAATTTTTCTATAAATATACAAGCTCGTTCAAAATCTTTAATAATTTGCGCATGAGAGCCTTTACCCGCGGCAAGAACAGGAATTACTACCGTATCATATAATGGTAAAGAAGCAAGAAAATCTATATTATTTCTATAATCACCATTAGTACGATAATAAAAACTAGATAATTCACGATATGCTTCTAATTCGCCAGAACGGATAATAGCATTTATTTCATCTAACGTAAAATCATCATTAGAAACTCTTCTTCCATTACGATACCCCCAACGAGTATAAGCACTTTCTGTTATAGGCGCTCGCGCTCTTGTTACTTGTAAACGAAATTTTGAGAAATCATGTTTTTTATTTTTATTTTCCAAAGTTGTCACCCCCTTTTTCTTGGACTATAAAAAACATATTGCGCAAAATTTTTATTTTTAGAACGTTTAATTGCTTTATCTTCATAATACTTAACTCTATATAATCCATATTCTAAAGCAGAAAAACGATCTTTATAAATGGAGCTAGAAATTTGTTCTATTTTAAATTGATTTTGCACACCAGTTGGTTTTAATTTTAAATTATTTAATTCATCAACTAAACGAGAAGTCATTTCATAAGGTAATAAATAAACTCTTCTATCATAGAGAGACATCTTTTTTCCTTTATTTGTACGAAGTAATTTATCTTTTACAATTCTTTCATGAGCTAATAAAGACAATGTACCATTACTTAATTGCGCGAAAAAATTTGAATGAATTGCATCATCATTTGATGAACCTGCTTTTATATCATAAATAATTGCGTTATATTCAGGCAAAGGTTCTTCAGCTTCATTTTTCTTTTCTGGAGGTAAATGATGCTCATTATTAAAAGCAAAATAAGCAGGAAATTGTTCTCCGGTTTTTGCATCAAAAGAAGGAAGAGACATAGCATCTAATAAGCCAATTCCTGGGCCGTTTCCATCTATAACGATTTCTTTAGGATGATATAATTCAATTAATTTCTTTAAGCGAGGAGCTTGATCAGTAATATAATTAGCTCCATGAATGACTTCTGTATAAATAACATTTTTCTTAAAACCATTTAAATTAGGAATTACTTTAATTACCATAATAGCCGTGTTGGCTTCATATCTGGCAACATCACAATTATCTTCCATACAATTCGCTAGATTGTATGCGTTTAATAAACTGCTATATGTTTCCATATAGTTGAGACTATATTTTTATCTCATAGAGATAACTCTTCTTTCGAGAATCAATCGCTTATTCCCTACTCCTTATTAGGATAGTCGTTGAACCAATCTTTCAAAATTATTTCTATATTTTTAAATTCTGTGTAAGGAATAATTAAATAATTTAATCCGTGTTCTTTTGCTTCTTTTTCTTTTATTTTATCGTGCTCTTGTCTTTCTTGTAAAGTATCATGGAAAAAAGTTACCTCTTGGTAATGTTGTGCGCCCATATACTCAATAATCAGTTGATATTTTGGCAAATAAAAATCATATCTAAATTTTGAGTTTGAAGACCAAGAAAAAATTTGTTCTTCAATAAAAATTATTTTATTATTTTTTAGCCAATTAGCGATTTTCAATTCGCCTTTACTTCTTTTATGATTACATTGCGGACAACCACAATACCCATTATTTATTTTTTGAATAAAATTATGAGGTTTAACATTCCATATAAAACCACATTCATGTTGAATTAAGACTTTATTTTCTGTACCGGTATAATCATTTATTAATTTATATTCATCTGGTAAAATTGCTTTAAAACCTAAAGTGTTTAAATTATGTTTTGAATTACAATAAGGACAAGTTTGATTTTTTAAAAAAGATTGTAAAGTTTTATTAAAAACCTGTTGGCATTTTTTACAAAAAACATTTACACTATATTTTTTAACTTTTTCTCGATAATCAAAACTTAAAAAATCAATCTCATTATTATTGTTACATAATTGTAAAACTTTTTCTTTATTTTCTTTATGTTTAGTTAAATTATTGTTGCTGTTATAACAATAGCATAAAAAATTGCGAGTATTAGAACCGGCATTTAAAAAATTCTTACAACTAGAATAAGTTTTTTCTTCTCCACACATTAGACAACGAATACTAAATGGTTTTGTCATTTGCGTATAATTTAAAATTTCAAATGGTTGATTTGGGAATCTATTATTAATTCGTTGCTTAACTTCTTCAATAGAAATAATTTTCATAATATCACCTCAAATAAATTGGTGCTGATTGCCCTTTAATAGTACTTAGAATCACTTCATATACCTTCTTATTTTTTGTTTCTACTTTCGTAACTCAATAAATGAGGATTTTATTTATTAAGTAAAATAAGACTTTCGGGTTTTCCAGCTTTTAAAGAGTTTATTGCCCTACTATCGCTAGTAGGCGGGGCAAATGTTTCACCCCTATCACATAAAAAGTATCTGGGTTAGTAGGATTTTCTTGTGCTTTTCGCTCACATTTTAATAGAGTTCTTCTTTTATTAACTCTTCTAGAATCTAACCAAGCATCTTTACTATTTCCAGTCCAAATAGAAAGAGATTCACGAGCGAAAGAATCTTCGCTCATAGTATTAGAATAACGTTGATCCATTAAGGTTGCTTTATCTATTAGCCCATAATGTAACGGAACCTCATAAGAAAGACCCCAAACAAAATATTCATTAGGCCGTAAAATTGCATTTACAGTACATTCTATTAATTTACCATACATAAATACAGTCTTTTCGCGCGCGGTAGTAATAAATATTTGTGCAGAAGTAGGTTCTTCAGGATTTAAAGTTCCATCAACTTCTCTTCTAGCAACGTTCATTTGAGGAAGTAAAACTTCATTATAATCTTCTTCCTCTATAGTTGCACATTCTTCTAAAATACCTGCCGTTGCTCTTAAACCACGACTAGTATCTTTAGAGACAACTGTAATCATACTTCCATTACGAAAACGTAATTCATAATAATTACCACTTTTCTTTTCGCCTTGCTGACCACCATTTTCTCTTGTTTGAAGTTCATTTTTAAGCATAGGCCAATGACGCCAAATTTCATTAAATTTAGCTTCTGCAATTTTAATAACCGTACCTTTTACATCTGAAGAAATGAAAATATTGGAACCAGGCAGCAAGACCGCGCGCACAACAGCGCTAAGATAGGCAGTAAAAGATTTTGATGTTGCACGAGTTGCAGTCCAATAATGATAACGATAACGCATTGAAGCACGTAAAGCTATGCGTTGATAGAAAAATAAATGAAAATTTTTTGCATCATCTTGTGGTTGTATAGCATCTAAAAATAAATCTGGATACATTAACCAGCAATTTAAATAATTAGTAAATAATTCCTGATTTGCGTCAAGAAACTCCTTTGTAAGAACAACTCCTTTCTCAATTGGAACGCCGTCACGTAATTCAACTTTTTGAGTAATGAAATCTATCATATTAAATCTTGAATCAAAGCTGATTCATCCTCATACTCAATATCAGCAGTTTCATCAAATTCAACAGCTTCATTCTCAATGTTTTCTAATCGTTCAGTTAAATTATAGCGTTCGCGTCTGTCTTCAACTTGCTCAGCAAAATTACCTTCATTAATAACTAAACGTTTCAAATAATTTTGTATATTTTGCATACAGAAATCAACATCATCTTTTGGTTCAGAATGCCATTTTGGATGCCAACCTTTTTTGCCATAATAGACCATTAATTCACCTACGCTTTCAAAGTCTGCGGCATTTTTAGCATTGTTGGCTTCAAAGTGTGCAATTTTTATTATATTATCGCGCGCATCCATATCCTTTTTAATATCTAAGCCTTCGCGCAAACCTTTTTTTATACGAAGTTCAATTTCGCATAAGTCTCGCGCATAATGCTGTAAAATTGGTGTTGAAACATTTTGAGTAGCAAGTATTTGATTATAATAATCTTCAAGAAAAAGTAATTCTTCATTAGAGTAAGTGGCTGACCAAGTTTTTTTTAATTTTCGTACCTTAGCTTCATTTAAAACTTCAATTTCGTCATCAATTGTGCCTTCTTCTCGCGCGAGACGCCATCTTTCATTTTCGTCTGCCCATTGTAAGGCTTGGTAGTGGTCATCTAGCAATGTATTAAAATATGCAGTAAGTGTATGATCTTTATGAATAGAATATAGCTTAGTCCATTTATTAATATCAAATGGAATGTCAAGCCAGCGGCAAAGTCTATCAACTTCGCCCATATTTGATTGGTCTACCATCAATTCAAGACAAGAAGTACAAATTTGAGAGCGATGAGAAGGAAAAAAATTGGACGAAGTATATTGAAATTCATGAATTGGTTTCTCTTGTCTGCATTTCAAGCATCTTCGCGTCTTTATTTCGTCTGTCATATGCGGACTGACCTCCTCTTTTTATTCTCTTTTGTTTTTCGCATTCTTTACAATTAGAGGCAAATTTATCTTTGCGGCTATTATTGGTAGCGAAAAAATAGTTGTTTCGCGGCAACCACTTCTTACAAGTAAAGCAACGTTTACGTTCGGTTATCGGGGTTGTTAAAAGCATGCGGTATTTGGTTGCTGTTGCCGCCATCTTTTCTGGTATTTCTTTCGCGAGAATAGTACAAATGTGGTTTTCATTGTATTTTAAGCCAAATTTTTCTTGAAGCTCTTCACGAATTTCTGTGTATGAAGCATGGTCTATTTTTCTTGTTAATATGTATTCGCGCGCTTCACTAAACCCAGACATATCAAAATAGCGGTCAAAATCATAAATAAGGGTACGCCCCCAACTATCTAATTTTTCGTTAAGTTCCATATAAATAGCTGAATAATTGTTTATTAATGCTTTAATGTGGGATGGATTTTCCCAATCAAATGTGTGTTTGCGCACCACCCACTTTACTTCAATTTCTTTTGTATATGGATTTTCACGTGTTTCATAGTCTTCTAAATTTTTACTTATAGTATGTAGAAGCGCATTGTTAACACGTTCTTGCCATTTGTTTAAAGGCATCCAGTAATAGGAATCTTCATCCCAATTATAAGTCTGAGCTTTTGGTGGAGTTAGCGCGAGAAAATGCAAGGTAGGTTTATAAGCATCTTTAAGATAGTATTGGTGGCGTCGTATATCAATTAAAGAATGTTTAAGTTGATAAAGACGATATGAGTCTGTGAAAATTTGAGTATTTTCGTCGGGCGGGATTTTGCCTTCATTTACTGCTACGATGCGGTCTAGGCGGTCAATACAATCCCAAAGTTCTTGCATACCTGGAATTTCGGAATCACCTGGGTCGATTAATTCACCAGTTTTTTTATCGTATTTGGGACGATGAATAGTTGGTTTTTTCTTAGTGTAAATGTAGCGGGTTTCAAGTGATTGTAAGGCTTGTTGATCATTAAGTGGATTTTCTAAAATTTCATCAAGCGATTGAACTTTGTCTGCGGCACGTTGAAAACTATTGTAGCGTTTATTGGAATCAGTTGTTTCGCCGCGTTGTACGGCATTTTTGCCTTCTTCATCTTTGCCATATAGGATATAGGAGGCCATTTGCTCTAGCTCAGAGTTTGTAGGACGGGTATCCAATGTATCTAAAATTTCTTCAACTGCACGTAATCGGTCGGTATCTCGCTCAATGGAATAGTCGAGTGAGTATTTTTTTTTCATGTATTGCATCTCCGTTTATAAGATACAACTTCCTTCATTATAAATTTTAGCATATTTTATTAAATTTGTCAAGTATTTAATAGTTATAAAATCAGGCCAGGTGTGGAATTTGGGGAGCGCCCTTAACAAAAATTTAACATAACCTTTAAAATCCTTTAACATACCCGCCCCACCGGCCGATGGGGCTGACCTGCTACCATGTTACCACTTTACCACGGTGAAGTGTGAAAGTCTGAGCCACTTTATCACGGTGAAGTGCTAACACGTTACCACTTTACCATAAGAAAGTGCTCTTTCGTGTGCTAAAGTGCTACCACTTTACCACATTAAAGCATTAAAATCTACCTTTTAAATAGATTTTAGCACTTTAATATGCTAAAGCGTAAAATACTACTAGGGTAGTGGGATTTGAAAATGAGCATAAGCGAATTACTCCACCGGGCCCATTAATTTAGTAGAGAAAAGAAGCGGTGGCCCACTTCATTCTACTAAAGCGTTAAAGTCTACAAATTTAGGGGGACTTTATTCTGCTAAAGTATAAAAGTCTACTACCCCAGTCTATTTTATTATAGTAAAGCGTAAAAGTCTACCGCTCCATAGGACTTTAGTGCGGTAAAGCCTACCAATATAGTAGCCTTTTTATGCCGATAAAGGCAAGGGCTTTATGCCCTTGCCTTTAGTGCTTTGTTTATTGTGTTCTCATTCGCAAGACTTGCGGATTCGAATTTGATTTGGTACTTTGTGCCGTCGATTGTAATGTCACCGTCGATGTAGTAGGGAATTGAGTCTTTGTGCCATTCTTGTCCGGCATTTTCCGTTATCCACTGTTCGAACGCTTCACCTTTATTTTTCCGACTTGACAGGATTTCGTCAACCGTGCCGATATAAGCGGCACCCATGTTCATCAAGCGGCGACGAGCGATTGCCGTCATGCGGATCCGCAATTTCCGCGCGCCACCGTGTGAAGTGCTTTCCCTATCCATTCCGATCAGCCATTCAGGCAGGTGATTCAGGATGATTTGGTAGACATTGCCATTCAGCATAAAGCCAAGGATATAGGCGGCAGCGGCAGAAGTGGCGTTGTAGGCGTTCAGCAGATTCATCATTGTGTAGCACCTCTCTCTCATTTCTTGACTATATTATAGCATACCGGAGAAGCAATGTCAATACAATTTTTGTGATTTAATAAATGCTTAACATATGAGTGGTCATTCATATATTCAGATAAATCAGCACAAATACACTACTATCAGGCAGAATTATTTATGTTCAGTCAATGAACATAAAAAGTCTACTGTACTATGGGATTATTTGTGCTGATCCATTTGTTAAGACCAGGTTAAGCACGCGATCATTTAGTTAGTTAGTCTAAACTAATCTCAGCTTCGTATGCTTAACATATCTTTAATAAAAGCATCTACGGGCCGGAACAGTTAGTTTTGACTAACTAACTCGATTAGTTATAACTAACCACTGCTTTCACTCTCCCCTGTCTCTCCATCGGGTGCAACTATATTGTATCAAAAAAGAGGGCTTTTGTCAAGCCCTCTTTGTGTTAAGTATTGATTAAGCGCGGAGCGCTTTCTCAATTTCGTCAATCATGGCAGGATAGCCACGGTTGGAATCTTCCACGATGATTTTCCAACCATAACGTGCAGCTTCGGCGTAAATTTCCTTGACGCTTTTGTCACCGTCAACCATAGGGACAACCACGCGGCGGACTTTCTTAGCGTTGACATTAACGGCAGCAATCTTGACGAAATTCTTCATTGTTTTTCTCTCCTTTTCTGTTCCCTTTCGTTGTACTCATTATATCACAAGATCAGGCACTTGTCAACCCTTTTTTATGTAAAGTATATGTAAAATTCTAATCCAACTATTCATATAAACGAATATTCATATGAACAATTATTCATATATTATTAGCACTCTTGCCAGTCGAGTGCTAAATGTATACATAGATACATATATCATTGTATACATGGATATATGTATTATTGTATACATGGATATATGTATACATGGATATATGTATACAATGATACATGTATACACGGATACAAGCATACGCGCTTAATGTGTTATTAACGTAGAAATCCACTGCATACCATATGCAAAAAAATTGCACAAAAACCGCCAGAAAAATGTAAAGAAACGGTTAAATCAGGGGTTTATGTAACTATTTAGGGGTGTTTTGTTAACAGACGGTTATAGAATTAACAATTGCATACACTTTATGCAGAAAAATTGCATAAATATACGCCATTCTGAGGCGATTCTGGCGTCTCCAGTCAACCGGCCGGTCAATTTAACAATTTTTCAAGCGATTGTAGGGGATGCTATTGACAGATTGCACAAAACGTTAATTCTGTGTAAAGATTGCTTAGGTGCCTAAACGTCTGTCGAATTTGACTATCTTTGACTATTGACCTTCCTTAACATATTCATAACGAAACTTTCGTTACGTTTATGTTAATACAGTCACTAACCAAATTAACGAAAACATAACTTATGAAATGTTAAGTTTTCGTAAAGTTTTCGCAGCTGGCCGGCCAGTGAAGTTAGTTATGACTAACTAACGAAACTTTTGTTAAATTTTCGTTAATAAGGCAACTGGCTAAATTAACATAACTATAACGAAAACATTATTATATTTTCGTTAATACGTTCACTGGCTATATTACAAAAGTATGACAAAACCATTAATAATTTATGATATTTTCAACAGAAATTGACATAAAAATGTAACACAATATGTATTGAAAACGTAACATTTAAGGCGTATAATGATCGTAGATCAAGTGAAGGGGGAAAACAAAATGACACGCGAGGAAATGATCAGGAACTACGCCACGCTGGCGGCCGCACACAAGTATATCGTGGGCTTTGAGTCCGCCGGCAAGCTCTATTACACTGTTTACGCCGGCATGATCGCTGACGAGCTGTTGAAGCTGGATCGTGCCAGCTCCAAGAAGGGCGGCATGGCGAAGATCCGCGTGCGGCTGAGCTCCAAGATCAAGGCCGTCCTGCTCCACACTGGCAAGGCCATCGAGATCGGCGACGCCGCTGAGCTGACCGCTGGCAAGTACAACAGGGGCGAGAACTTCGAGCGGGTCATCACCGAGAAGCTGACTGGCGAGACCTGGGTCAAAGACAACGTGCCCTTCAATGTGGCGGGTGACATCCGGCTGAACGGCGAAGAAATTCAGATCAAGTTCGACGGAGCGGAGCTGACCAACGAGAAGGTGCTGGCGAGGGCGATGGCCTAAGCCAGCGCCGCCCGGCCCGAAGGTTAACCAAGACTTAACTTGACAAGCAAGCTAGAACCTGGTATAATAAGTACAACGAAAGGGACAAGAAAGGAAGTAAGAACCATGAAGAACATCACCAAGAATTTCGTCGAAATCTACACTCTGGATATGGAAGGCCGCAATGGCGAATGGGTAGTCACTGAGAAGACCCACGATGAAGCTATCAAAGAACTGAATGGTTGGAATGAAGCTGTTCGCACTGTAGAGAAGACCTTCAATCCTGAGACCTTCACCATCACCGAGCGGGTTCTGCGTCTCACCGAGAAAGACTTCGAAGGCGGTTGGACTTGGAAGGGCAAGGTTAAGGAAGCGTAAACTTCCTGGCCGGCCAGCGATTTTACAAATTCTTAACTTGACAAGTAAAACATAATCTGCTATAATATATACAGAAAGTGAGGGAAACAAAATGAAGAACATCAATTGGGACATCGTGATACCTGTTCTGCTGGGTGTGGTTGCTCTGGGCGTTGGCGTCTGGGCGATTGTGAATCATGTGGGGATGAACACCATGGATGGACTGCGTGTAACTCAGTACACTCTTGGCATCACCTTGGCTCCGTAACAGAGACTTAACTTGACAAATAAGCTACAATCTGGTATAATAAATACAACGAAGGGACAAGAGAGAGGAGAAAAGAAAATGACTTACACTAACATTATCGCTTCTTTGGATAACATGAACTATGTCGGGAAAAAGGGTCAGCCTATCAAACGAGTAGAATATCGCGCGGACATTACTGTTGTAACCAATACTCGAACTTATACTCGCACTGTTTTTAATAAAGAACATCTCGGTCTTATGCGTAATGAGCAAAACGTAATCAATTCTATCATGCGCACTGAATGGAGCAAATACAACAACAACATTAAGCGTGGTTACTATACACCCGATGAAATTGATGAACCTGAACTGTTGGAAGTCTATATCACCGAAACTGATCGCAATGGCAATGTAAAGGAAGTGTAAACTTCCTGGCCGGCCCGCGAGTTTACAATAAATTAACTTGACTTTGTTGGTGCAGTAGTGTATAATATATTCAGAAAGCGAGGGAGCGAACATGAAAATGAATTTTGCTAACACCAATTCTGAGATCGAGCAACTGTCCTCTAAAATAGAGGATACCAAGAAAAAAATCCACCTGTTGGATTGCATTGCGGGTTCCTTGATAGGTGGACTGCTGTTCGCCGCGGTAATCATCTTCCCAATTTTGGCTCATTGTGCGTAATGAAAGGAGAAATTAACATGAAGTTTTATATGGTAATGTGCCATCGTGGTCATTGCGGTACAGGTCATAGCAGCGAAATTAAATTCGCAATTCGTGCGAAAAATCTGCTTGATGCTTGCGATAAAGCGCGCAGGATGCCGAGTGTAAAGCATACTAAAATGATGATTTATGGCAAAGAGATAACCGAGCAAGAATATAACAATTATAGGCAAATAAGCGCCTATGAACGATTCAATCAGCACAAAACTCAACGCAGACGTTAAATCTGCGTTAAATTTCTGGCCGGCCAGCGAGTTTACATAGATTTAACTTGACTTCTTGGCATAAATAGTATATAATATATACAGAAAGTGAGGGAACGAAAATGTTTAAGAAATGGCGTCAACGCAAACAATTCAAAAAAGATCAAGAACTTTGGTGGTCTATTCCAGAAGAATGGTATTTTGATGTCGAATACCATACCGATGCTTCCAGCTATTCACAGCATCTTTACTTTGCTTCACTTAAAGCCGCGCAATATTGGTATTTTACTGAAAGTTCTCACGTATATATCGTAGCAGTAACCGACAGGCAAGGCAATCGCATCATCACTGACTGGACTGGTTACACTGGTGCGGGTTCGATTGCTCTAAGCAATGATATGGGCAAATCAGTACTTTATCTGCGTGATGGGCATAATGATCTTTGGCTCCCTCGCACAAATAAGCGCGTGAAAATTGCCGAAGAAAAAAATGTGTTTACTAAATTTTAACTTGACATTCTCTCCCCAATCTGATATAATATAACCATCAAGTGAAGGAAAACACTTTAAACCAGAAGGAGATTCAATATGAAGAAATTTGCTATCGTGTGGTCTATCGTTGTCGCTCTCGCCATTCTCATGGGTATCGCCGCTTGCGCCAGCGCGGAAACTTATCCGCAAACTTTCGTGATTGATTCGATTAATCACGAACAGAACTATATGGTTCTGGTAGACTATAATGGTAATGAATGGATATATGAAGGCGTTGAAGATTTTGGTTGCGGTGACATTGTCGCCGCGATAATGGAAGAGTGCGGAACGCCTACCATTTACGATGATGAAATTGTTAAAATTCGATATGCAGGTTATATGGAAGGTTGGGAATAATCCCAACCTTTTGTTATTTCTGTGTTAATTTCTAGGCCGGCCAGTTAACAAATCTTTTACTTGACTTCTTATAAAAAATATGATATTATATATATGTCGAAAGGACAGAAGGGATGTGGTTCCATTGGGTTAGGTGAGCGGCTCTGTTACTGTCAGGATGGGATGGTTTCAACCGCGATTACTTTATCCATTCCTCTTGTGCGTGTTGGGCAATCGCACAGGAAATTGGCCCAACCCTTGCCAAAGGCCACGGCAAGGGTTAATTTTATATTAAAAATCTGGCCGGGAGGAGTTAGTTATGTTTAATCCAACTATCGAACAAATAGGTAATTTATCTACTATTAATAAAATGTTAGGAAAATTTTATGATGAATATAGTTTAGATTATGACCAAAATGATGAATTTGACGCACAAATAAAACAGATGTTAGATTTAATTCAAGAAGGTTTTATTTCAGTTTATGAAGAAATGAAACGACGTATTTAAAATGAAATGGTATGTTAAACATACCATTTCATAATATCCTCAAGAATTACAACCTCATCATCAGGAACCCAAACAGTCAACAGGAAACGGTCTCCCCAATCTTCGGTATCGTAACTGTAGCACATCACACCGAGTTCATCAAACATCGTTTCGTTCTCAGTAGAATACTCGATGAAATAACTCTTTACCGTCATTTTATTTTTTCCTCGCTTTCGCTCTTTCTGAATATATTATATATCGAGCATCCTAAAATGTCAAGTTAAAATTATATTAAACCACGGCCAGCCTGTTAGCCAATGTTAATTTTATATTAAATATCCCGAAACTACTTGACATTTCATTTTGAATCTGCTATAATAATTTCAGAAAAAAAACGAAAGAGAGGAACCCGAAATGCGCGAATGGAATGAATTGACTGATGAAGAACAGGTTCGACTGTGGTGGGAATATGATGCCAATTCTGAAGAAGAAATTTCATTTTCAGAATTTGATGAAATGATGCAAGGGATTTACTTCGAGTAAATCCCTTAATTTCATTATTAAATCTATGCAAAGTTTCTGGCCGGCCAGTCGAGTTAGTTTCCTCTAACTCGACCGTTTTTTATTTATTATATCATTTTCAATTTTAAGAAACAAGATGAATTAGATTAATTTTAGTTTAAGTTTACGCCCGGCCCGCGAATGTAAACTTTCTGTTAAACATCCTAAAATCACTTGACAACCCCAAATTCATATGCTATAATAGATACATCAAGAGGACAGAGAAAGGAAGTAAAAACCATGAAGTACAACACCAAGAATCCCCACGGTCTGACCCGCGACCTTCTGATTGAGGAAATGCTCCTCAAAGCCGAACTCCTCGATGAGGTCGGACACGACCGCGGTTTGGAAGATGACCTTACCATCGAACTCTACCGTATGAATGAACGCGGCGAAACCTACGCCACCATGCTTGACTACAAGCACACCTACGAAAATGCGGAAGCGAATGAGTGGTTCGGCTTCGAGATGTAATCTCAAAGCCTTTGTTAGCTTTGTGTAAATTTCTGGCCGGCCAGCAAATTTACATAAACTTTACTCAATAAAGTATTGACAAATAGCACCTTATATGCTATACTATATACACGAGGTGAGGGGAACACACCCAAACGGGCACGCGAAAGCGGTTCGGGCCGCCTGCCAAAAAAAATGTTCCCATAATAAAAACTTAACTTGACAAATCCCAGTCAAGATGGTATAATAAATACATCAAAGAGAGAAACGAGGTAAATAAAATGAAGAAGTTCGTCTATCAGGTTAAGGGTTTTGAGTTTGTGGATACCAACGCGTTCGGCACCGCGTGGGTGCAAGCCAAGGCCAAGGCTACCGAACTGCACTGCCCCATCTTCCGCCTGGTCATCAAAGGTGATAAGGTACGGCAAGAAGTCTACTACAACGGTGGCTGCTTCAACTCCATCGAGTTCATGCGTGAAGATAACGTGAAGATTTTCTAATCTTCACGTTAAACTATTGTTAAAGTTCTGGCCGGCCAGCAAGTTAACAAGAAATTAACTTGACATTCGAGCGAAAGTAGTATATAATATAACCAAGAAAGAGAGAGGGGCAAACAAAATGAAAAACACAATCTGGTTCGATCTCGATGGCACTCTGGCAGGTCTGTATGATGTTCCTAACTGGCTTCCGATGCTAATTGCTTCTGATCCTACTCCCTACAAGCTGGCAGCTCCGCTTGTTAATATGAATACGCTTGCCCGCAAGCTGAATAGGCTCCAGCGAGCTGGATATAAAATTGGCGTTATCAGCTGGTTAAGCAAATCCAGCACTCCCGAATATGACAAAGCTGTGACAGCTGCAAAACTGTGGTGGCTTAACAAACATTTAACTTCGGTAAGTTGGGATGAAATTAAAATTGTAGCCTACGGTACAAGCAAAATAACCGAGTGCGGCGGTGGGATTTTGTTCGATGATGAGGATAAAAACCGCAACGAATGGGGCGAAGGTGCCTACGAACCTAACGAAATCTTTACGATTCTTAAAGGGTTGGTTGCTTAACCAACCCTTAACTTTTCTGGCCGGCCAGGAATTAACAATTAATTAACTTGACTTCTTCCTTCAAATATGTTATTATATATCCAGAAAGGGGATGGAACTTATGAAATTCGAAAAGACTGATTTCAATGAAATGCGACAATGGCTTGTATCTTTACCCGCAGACCCTCGCGTAAAACGTGCTCGCGCAATTTGCTTTGACCTTATGCGTTATCGTGAAGATTATGAAGCAATTTACAATTTTATTACTATAATGGGAGGAGAAATTATCTATGACAATTATACCTAAGACAATTGAACTCAATGAGAAAGAAAAAGATACTCTTCTTTCTGCTCTAAAAATCATTAACGAATTTGAAAATAAAACCGCTTATCAACTTGAATTTGAAGATGAGCATACTATATGTTGGAATGTAAAAGATTCTCTTGAAGAATTTCTTTACAGTGTTTGTAACATAGAATAACAGTGGCACAGCCACTGTTATTTTTATGTTAAGCGTTTACCCGGCCAGCGTTAATTTAATGTAAAAATGCAGGTAGAAGAAAAATAGAAAGAAATAAAACTAAACCAGTGATAAATAAACCAATATTATTAAAAATAATCCAAACAATTTCATTAATATCTTTTATCGTTAACCGATAAAACCACATCTTAATTCGATAATCAAAAGACTTACGATTTCGTTTCATATTCATTCCTCACTTTCTATAAATATTATAATTCAAATTATCCTAAAAAGCAAGGGCAGAATTAATTTAATATTATGACTAAATTATGACCTCGCCCGGCCCGAGTTAGTTTACACTAACTCAATATTAAAAAAGAAGGCTTACGCCTTCTCCTTAGCCTTGGCTACCTTGACAGCCTTTTCAGCTTCCTTGACAGCCTTATTCTCAGCCTTAATCTTGCGCTCAGCCTCCCACTCCTGAGCCTTCTCAAAGGGGTCAAAAGCCTTGGAAACCTTGGTGTCCTTGAAAGCCTTGGACTTTACAGAAACCTCAGTCCAAATCTCCTGACCATCTACCGTCTGAAGAATGGCGAAAGAACCATCCGCAAACTTCACAGCATCGTTCTCCATCAGCGAGGGCATAATCGCAGCGATAGTCATCTGACGAGCGGTGGACTTCATCTCATTCGCGTTCATAGCCATATCATAACCCTTTCTGGTTTTTAGGACTTTTCCTTGTCCTTTCGATGTATCTATTATAGCAGATTCAGCGGCGTTTGTCAAGTTAATTCCTGATTAACTTTTGTGATGTCCCCATCACGCAACTTGCGTCGTCCTTACCTCTGCCCTTGGAACACTTATATTATAACAGAATCCAAACCCAAAGTCAAGCACTTTACAAAAACTTAACAATTCGACCGGCCCGCGATTTAACAATTTTTTTAACGCGATAAATACTTGACATTCTGCCGCGATTCTGTTATACTATTATTGTTGAGAGGGAGAGCGGTGGAAACAAGATGGATACACCGTATCCTAAATGACACAATTTACGCCATGCCCCCTCAACTTCATAAACTCTTAACTTGACAACGACTGGAAATCATGGTATAATAAATGTGTTGAAAGGACATGAGGGTGTAGCCAAGTGGTATGGCAATGGACTTTTAATCCATGTATCGCGGGTTCAATTCCCGCCACCCTCACCAATTTCACGAAATCTTAACTTGACATTATAGCCAATCGGTGCTATAATAAATACATCAAAGGGAACGACACCCTACAAACGAGAAAGGAAATTCACACTATGAAGAAGAACGTTTTTGAGATGGTCGTCGCTATGGTCAATGGTCAGCCTGTTGCGGACATGGACACCCTGCGGAATGAAGTCAATGCCGAATGGAATCGAATGCAGGAGAAGCGGAACGCGAATAAGAACGCGTATGATATGGCTAAGGAGGTTGCTTTCAGCATCCTGAACGATGTGCCCAAGACTGTTAAGGATGTGTTTAGCGAGGGCGAGGGTCAGTGGCCTGATGGCTTCACCGCTGCCAAGGTGCAGTATGCCTTCCTGCACTACTGGAACGATGAGATCGTAAAGCACGACAACGGCAAGAGTGCTTACACCTACACCGTTAAGTGAGAGTAAAGCCCTTCGGGGCTTTATTTTTTTACAATTTCATTTTGTTAAGATTAGGTTAAAAATCGGGCCGGGCGGGAAGTTAACAATTATTTAACTTGACCCCACAGATTAAATGGTGTATACTATATATAGAAAGTTGAGAGGAGATAAAACACATGGGTAACTTCTACGGCGGCAATATGTTTAAGAATTACGTAAATGCACAAATTAAGTTTGGAACCAATCAGGACAAAACTCCTTCTGCTCGTTTGAGTTCTTTGCGTAAAGAGCATACTAATTTTGAACTTAATTATTATTTGGAACTGCCTAACGATACCAAAGCAATTCGTGAAGCAATAGAGCATCACGTTAAAATGATGATGGAACGTCACTATCCAGAGCTTACTCATATTGGTAACGACCATTTTGCTTTTAAGACTAACAAAGAAGAACACAAAGCGCGAGTTGATTTTTACCTGCGTGAAGGTTTCCGCTTTGCTATAGAATATTGTAATATGTTCGGAATTGAATATGGAGAATTAGTCACTCCTAACTATCGCAAAGCAGGTGTGCATTATAAATCTAAAAGAGGTCGTAATGCTAACAAATAATTAACTTGACAAACAACCAATTATCTGCTATAATATAATCAAGAAAGCGAAAGGAAAATCGCTAACACCAGAAAGGAAATAATATGATTACTGCTAATGAGATTCGTGAAAACATTGCCATTGCTGCCATCAAAGAAGAAGAAGAACGACTTATTCAAGATATAAAGTTATATAACGAAATTGTTAAAGACACTATTGATTTTTGTGAAACCACAATTAATCGCTATCTTAAAGAAACTACTAAAATGCCCATTGTACTTCCTTTTGAAATAATGAAATCTCAGTATGTGCTTCATACTCGCTATAACCATAATTATTTTTATCGTGTATCTTGGACACATTATAAAACAAAACATGGTGAAAAGCGTGATGTTGACCATATGTCAGGAAAATATTTTGATTACTTAACAATGGTTTCTTATCTTGATAAATATGGATTTTCTGTTACATTACAGAATTGTAACAAAGATTTTAATCGTTCTTGTGGATATTCTAATGTTTACAGAATTTGTATAAATTTTAACGAATAAAGAGGGTAAATACCCTCTTTAACTTTATGTTAACTCCTCGCCCGGCCCGCAAGTTAACAAACTCTTAACTTGACTTTGCCTCTTTCAAATGCTATAATATAATTGTAAATTGAAGAAAGGAACTCACTGTTATGATTTGGAAACTCACTGACCGATTTATCCTCGTTTTAGATGTAGAAACCGCTAACTCGCTCGATGACGCTTTGGTATATGACATTGGATGGCGTATAATCGACCTTTTTGGTAAGGTTTACGCAGAAGGTTCTTTCGTGATTCGTGATATTTTCGTTTACGAACGCGAGATTGTAAAAGAAGCCTACTATGCCAATAAGATTCCTGAATACGTTGCGGACATTCAACAAGGCAAGCGCGAAATGGTTAATTTTATGGAAGCGCGGCGGCGTATTCTTAACATTATGAAGCGTTTTAATTGTCATACTGTCGCGGCATACAATGCGAACTTTGACAGGAACGCACTTAACACAACTTTAAGATTCTTAACCAAATCTAAATATAGGTATTTCTTCCCTTACTCTACTAAATTTGTATGTATTTGGAATATGGCTTGTAACTCAATTTGTCAACAAAGCGAATATAAAACGTTTGCGGAGACTAACTATCATTTTTCCAATCACGGTAAAAATTATCGAGCCACCGCAGAAACAGTTTACGCTTTCTTAACAAATAATACGAATTTTACAGAAGAACATAAAGGTTTAGATGATGTTAAGATTGAATGTGAAATCTTTGTTAAATGCTTTGAAGAACTCGGTGGCGTTATGAGTATAAATCGGTTGTGTTGGCGTTCTGTTAAGCGGGGAGCATTGATGCTCCCTGTTAATTTTATGTTAATTTCGGGCCGGCCAGATAGTTTACATAGAATTAACTTGACTTTGCTCTTAGATTTTGATATACTATATATAGAAAAAGAAAGGAGATTTGAGTTATGACTAATAAGATTTCTGCTTCTGAATTTAATCGCCTGCTGGATGGTATCGCTCGTGCTGTCACTGTTGTGTCGTATTCTTTTACGCAGGTTGAGCCTTCTGCGGAATGGGTTACGGAAGTTACTCGTAAAATTGGAGTTGACTATCTGAATGAATTGGGTATTGACGAGGTTGAAGAAGAAGATGAAAATTTTGATATTCCCGATGATGTAGATGAATCTAACTACGATCCCTACTGCGGTTGTGATATGTTTGAAATCTGCGGTTCAATTGATGAGGAATGGTAATTAACCATTCCTTAACAATTGCCCGGCCCGTCGTTTAACAAAATCTTAACTTGACTTCTATGCGTGAATTGTGTATAATTATATCAGAAAGTGAGGAATGCCATTATGTTAGCGTTTAGCATTATTATTTTCATTTGGGGACTGTCGGGAATTTGTGGATTGATAAATTGTAAAAAAGAAAGGATAATTTGGGAACTCTTAATTTTTGGAATTATGATTCCTTTTCTGCCTGTTTTTGCTAAACTATGTGGTTTAATATAAACTTAACTTGACTTTTATTTCCCTATCTGTTATAATAATTCCAGAAAGTGAGGAAACGCAAATGGAAAAAATCAAGAACGTTCCACTTGGGTCGGCTATCGCCCTTCCATAATGCCTGCGAAGAAAAAGAACAAGAAAAACGAGCGCAAAGAAGGAAAGCAAATTTGCCGCGAAGCAATGAAAGGAGACAAAAATTAATATGAATACTTACATTCTTTCTCTTTCTTCTACTCTTGGTAAACTTGAACTTTGTGAAGGTGTTTGGGGTGTATTCGATACCCTTGATAAAGCAATGATCGCGGCACAAAAATGTATTGCAGCGTATGATGAAATTGTCTATGATTGGGATTGGAGCAATCCTGTTTGGCTAATCTTTACCAACAAAAGCACTTGGCGTATTGAGTGCTTAAAAATGAATGATGAACCTGTTGTGTAAACAACAGGTTAATTTTCTGGCCGGCCAGTTATGCTTGCCTAACACGGACAAGCATAATCGACAACAACCACTTTACCATTTTCAATTCCCCAATTATAACTATGAAGGTCACCAATATGCGTTATTAACCAGTTATATTCATCTTCAGTTGTATAATCTTCAAGACCCTTACAATTATGATACTCGATACCGATATTATGAATACGAGGCATAATATAAAACCATTTTCCATGATAAGTTACACGATATACTGCTGCGAGCAAATGAGAATAACCAGTCGATAAAGACTTTTTATAAACGCGAAATTCATCTTCACAACCACCAATGGTTTTAACACATTCATCATAATCCCACTTGATGACAAAATCTTTACCAATGATAGCAATTCGAGAAGAACCAAAATCAACAGAAGCATGAATGCCAGTGTCCCAAAAAACTTTTTCAGTCGCATCAATAATGCCATCAACATAAACCCAATCGCAAACATAGTTTGACAACAAGCGAATGTATTCCCAAGCGCGCAACTGATAAGATTTCGTTTTCATATTACCCCTCGCTTTCTGTATCTATAATACCATATATTATCCTAAAAGTCAAGTTAATTTTATGTTAACAAATCGTCCGGCCCGCCGATTGTTAAATCTTTGTAAAAACACTTGACTTTTAGCGGAATTTCTGTTATAATAGATATAGAAAGTGAGGGGAAGTTAAATGTTTATTTGGTTAGTTTTTGCCATTGACATTTTGATTGTTTTCGCAATTCTCGCAACAATTATTTAACTTGACTTTCTCGCCACAACATGCTATAATATACCTACAAAGTGAAGGAAAACACTAAAACCAGAAAAGGAGATAACATATGGCTAACATGAGCAAGGCAGCCCTCGAAACCGCTATCCGCAACGACATTCTCGCCGCTATGACTGCTTTCCTGTCTGAACACTTTGAGGCTGATGTCATGGACGTTAGTGCAAGCGAACTGACCATGCCTGTTGTGGATGCCGAAGGTAACGAAAAGTTTGCACTGATTAAGGTGTCCATCCCTCGTGGTACTCGCAACGGTGACGGCGGTTATGACGCTTATGACGGTTATGCAGCCCATGAGGAGTGGGAACTGGAAAAGGCAGACAAGGCAGATAAGGCAGCGAAACGCAAGGAAAAGGCAGATCGTGCAGAGAAGGAACGCGCCCGCAAAGCCGAAGCAAAGAAAACTATAAAGAAACTTAACACGGTGGGCTTCAAGGCTCTTGTGTCTGAACCCATCGAGAACAAAGACGATGATAACCAGTTTCTCCCCCACGAAGTAGAGGTTTAAACCTCTACTTTAAATTTATGTTAAATTTCGGGCCGGCCAGTTATTAACAAAGAATTAACTTGACTTTTTGTTCAACTTGGATTATAATAAATACATCAAATGAAAGGGGAATAAACCACTATGTTCAACACTATTGATATGATGCATTCTCTCTCCCATCGGTCTTATGAGGATCTTGAACGCATCGGAGCTATGGAAGGCGTTCATGTGAACAATCGTCTTTCTAAAGTCGAGTTGATTACGGCTATTATTGTTAATCGTGCTTGCAAGGAAGATAACCCTATAAATGAGCGCACTCGCTATCGTTTTCGGGAGTGTGACGGAACTGAGCATTATGTTATGCTTACGCGTGAGCAAGAACGTTTTATGCGTTGGAATTACGATAATGCTATTGACTATGATAACATGGATATAGATGTTATTGAAGATATTGATTGGGAAACTCCGTAAGGAGTTTCCTTTAATTTTATGTTAAGAACTTGCCCGGCCCGCTTTGTTAAGATTATGTTAAATCGAAAAATAATGCTTGACTTTGGACTGAAATTCTGCTATACTATTATTGTTGAGAGGGCGAGAAAAGAGTATCGCTCGCAGAAATCAGCGACAAATCAACAAAACTCTCAACAAACTCTTAACTTGACAAACTCTGAAAAATCTGGTATAATGATTACATCAGAGAGGGAAACAAGGAGTTAAAGAGAGGAAGTTAAAAAACTTCACAAAGTCTTAACTTGACAAACGCTCCCAAATCTGATATAATAAATACACAAAAGGCAAGGAACAAGCCTCAAAAACCAGAAAGGGAAACACTATGACTAAGATGACTCGTGCTATGGCTCTGACTACCGCTCTGACCTTTGTCCCCTCCGAACAGACCGAAGTTCGCGAAATCCTGACCAAGATGGTCGCACAGGTTTCCAAGCCCCACACTTCCAGCGAGGAAGCCAAGGCGAAGCGTAGTGCCATGCAGAAGGAAAAGACTGCCAAGGCTCGCGCCGAACTCGTTTCCACTGTCGCCCCTGTTCTCCGCAAATATCTGACCTCTGACGTTACCGCAAAGGAACTGTTTGAGGTTGCCAAGGACGAACTGCCGCAGGACTTCAGTGCTGCGAAGGTTCAGAACATTCTCATTCGTGAGATGGCTTCCGAACTCGTCAAGACCGAAACCAAGGGCAAGGCTAACACCTACAGGCTTGTGGGTTAAGAAAAGGGCACAAGCCCTTTTCTTTTTCTTAACAATTAGTTACCACTAACTGGCCGGCCATGTTTTTAATCAAAAATTAACTTGACTTTTCTTAAAATCAGGAGTATAATAGTTATAGAAAAAAGAAAGGGGATACCGATTATGGCTATCAACATTCGTCACACTTACAATACTCACGTTGAAGTTTGCTATTACTCCGATACTGGTTATACTTTACGGTGTCGCAGTTGTGGTCAAATGGATGACATTGCCGAAGAAGTAACTGAAATTGTTGTTAGGCACAATTTTGAGTATGCCGATGTATGTTCTGCCGAAACTGGTGAGATTCTCATGGTAGTTGAGCGGACTTAACGTCCGCTTAACCTTCGCCCGGCCAGCTAATGTTAAATCTTTGTAAACCTATTGACTTTCAAGCCCAATTCTGCTATACTATATATGTCAGGAGGGGAAAGGAAATGAGGAAAAGCCTTTACAAGCGTATGGAGAAGAACACTACCGCGTGGGATTTGACTGCATCATGCCGCCAGTTTGTTTTCAATAACGCCAATCGCCGCAAATTGCGCCGCGAACTGCGCCGCAAATCGCGCAAAGCAATTAACCGATTCTTTAACAAAAACTTTACTTGACAAACTCCAAATTCTGTGATATAATAAGTACATAAGAGAAGGAAAACTCTTAAAAACCAGAAAGGGATTCAATATGAAGATTTCCAAGGCTATCGTTGATTCCAACATCCGCACCGCTATTTTCAACGCTCTGAACGTCGCCAACATCGAAGGTTTCCACAAGATTAACGATCGCCAGTATGGTTGCATTGTTGAAGATGTGAATGGTGATCGCCGCTATGCTCGTGTCGGCGTCATCGTCGCGGAACAGCGTGAGGACGTAACCGCGGACGAACTGATGGCGTCCGAGATTGCGGACTATGAGGACAAGCAGGCAAAGAAGGCGGCGAAAGCCGCGGAACGTGCCGAAAAGGCAGCGAAGGACAAGGCGAAGCGTGAAGCCGCCAAGAAAGAGAAGGAAGGGGAGTAATCCCCTTCTTTAATTTTATGTTAAAAATCGGGCCGGGTCGAGTCTTAATCAAAAATTAACTTGACATCCAGTATAAATTGTAGTATACTATATATACAAACAAGAGAGGAGCAAAACACTATGACGATTTATACTGCGGTTACTACCTTTGGAGACGGTCTGTTCGGTTCCTATTCTACCCTGCTTCGCGCACGTAAAGCCGTTGAACACTACTTCAAGGAAGCCATAGACGTGGTTTCTTTTGAAGATGTTGGCAACTATACCTACCAGTACACTACTGATAAAGGCGAAGTTCATTCCGTTACTATTCTTACCGATACTCTTGATTGGGAGTATGATGTTGGAGAACTTGACGAGAACGATTAAGTTCTCGTTAACTTACCCGGCCAGAGTTTACATTCTTTTAACTTGACTTCCACTTCATTCTATGCTATACTATATTCAAGAAAACGAAAGGGGATTAAACATTATGGATTACATTTGCCCTCATTGCGACACTGAACTTGAACTTGTTGAAGTTGAAACCTATCAGCCCTTTGGTGGTTCTTCCACTATGACGCAATTCAATACTTGGCATTGCCCCTCTTGCGGTCGCACGTATCAGAATGAAGTCAATTATACCTACAGCGACGAAACCGAAATAAAAGAAGTATAAATTAAATTAACGACCATCAAAGATGGTCGTTAATTTTATATTAAGAAACGTGCCGGCCAGAACTTTACACAAACTTTACCATAAATATGTTGCTTCTTAACAGTCAAATATGCTATAATAGATTCAGAAAAAGAAAGGGGATAACCGCTATGTTGAAATTTGTGCTGATTTTCGCAATCTCTGTTTGGACTACTTCTTCTCTGTTCATGGTTGGCTTTTGGCTTAACGCAACGATAACAGTTTTTCGAGAAAGTGGTAAAATTTTCTTGATGCCGATTGGTAGTTTTCTCTACATCCATTTTTGCCCCATTGTGCATACTGTACAATGCTTTAAGATTTTGAAACGAGTTGCAGAACTAAAACGCGAAGTGTAAACTTCGCGTTAAGTTTCGGGCCGGCGGAGGCTTAACACAAAAATAAAATAGCGCTTTCGCGCTATTTAATATTAAGCATTTCAAAAACTTTTTTTATACGCCGTTTATTTAGTATATCTTCATAAGTATTTTGTTTTTCAATCAATTCAATTATTTTTTCGTCTCCCTGCTCATCATTTAATGCCGCAATAGTTAAACGGATATAAGGAAATTCTTTATCACCAGTATTAAAAATCAATTCACGATTATTAAAATTGGCAAAAACTAATTCTTCATTAAGCCAATTTTTTATAAATTTTTCACGAGCTTTATTTTGCTTTTCCATCAACGTCATACGCTTACGCTCCCTTCATTTGATGTAATAAGTATAGCAGAAAATAGAGAAGAAGTCAAGTTAAGTTTTGATGAAGAAACCGCCCGGGTAAATTTTAATTTTAAGTAAAGGAATTACCCGGCCAGCAAATTTAACAAAAAGTCAACAATCTCACTCACACAAATTTAACTTTAGTATGGTATAATATATTGGGGGTATCGCAAGTTAGCCTTCCCTAACTCGGTTAGTTTACACTAACTAACTGCCGCAGACGTTTTAGTCTGCTAAAGTGATAACGTGCTAAAACCTACTTCTTGACTTAGGTATAAAATTATGTTATAATAATATCATAGAAAGGAGGGTAAACCTTATAGAACTATTAACGCACTGGCCAGCTGGAACCACACTCAGGAGCTGGAACTTTTATAGGAGCTGGAAACTCCGGCCAGCTGAATAAGCTGGAAGTCAAATACTTAAAATGGGTCCGCGGGCCAGCTGGATAAGTTAAAAGCTGGAATTTAATAAAATAATTTAAAAATAAATAAAATACTTTAATTTTGAAAGAAATTTTCAAAAAAAGGAGTGCAAAAAATGAGAGAAGGATTGCATTTATCCGAAGCACTTAATTTAGAGTGCCCGCATTACGAACGAGGTCGTTTAAATCTAATTGTCGCGCAGACAGGTCAAGGTAAAACCACAGCCGCAATAAATACAATTCCAAAACAATTGGGTGTCGCGCCGCAGCGATGCCTTATTTTAATTGACACAACAATGGGTGAGGAAGAAAAGATAGCCCTTGACGAATGTCAAATGTGGGGCGAAAAGCTGGATAAGCCCTATATATTAAATTATCAAAAATTCGGCGCAATGGTCAAACGTGGAGAGCTGGTAGCTGAGATGTTTGACTATATATGTTGTGACGAAATTCATAATTTAATCAAGTATGTGAGAATAGATGAAGCTAATATATGGAAGCGCAATCCAGAAAGTTCACGAGAAGTTATTTGTCTCATACTTTCACAAGAATCATTTTCCTATATAGCCATTGATACTCTACTTCATTGGGCTGAGCTGAAAGGAGTTTGGTGGTTTGGTTTAACCGCAACCGCAGATAACCTAGAAAAATGGACACGTTTAAAATCATATATAAATGAAATTCAAATTCAAGAGCAATTAATAGCTTATGAAGTATTTCAGAAATATGAATATTCAGATGTTCATGTTCTTTTACGTGCAAATCCAGAAGTCAAGCGTTTAATATTTGTTCCTAAGATAGAACAAGGTGAACAATTTGCGCGCGAAATTCAAGAAAATACGGGACGTAAAGTTGTTTGTCTATGGTCTAGACGAGCCTTAAAACCAATGACAAATAATCAGCTAGACATTGTCAATCACTTGCAACAAAGCCATAAATATCCAGACGATATAGACGATATAATACTTACAGAAGCGTATGCTACAGGCTGGAATTTAATTGATGACAATGTGCAAATTGTAATTGTGCATAGTGGGAACAAGGACATACAAATTCAATTTCCTGGAAGAAAACGTGGAGATTGGCAAGTACAATATAACTACAATAGTAAATTAGCTGAAAATAAAAAACGTTTAGATAGAAAACAAGTTGTAAGAGCTAATATAGCAAACACTCAATGGATTATACCAGATAATTATTTAAATCGTAAATTAGGGAAGGAAGATAAGGGACAATTAATTCAAGAAATTGGTTATCCTAAGAAATGGACTTCATTTAAAAAAGATATTCAAGAATATTATAACGTTGAACAATCTGGAACTGGAGCTTACTATGGGCATATAATCACTAAGAAATAACAAAAAAACGGGTCCGGGGTTCTATTATATATAGACAACCCCGGACCCAAATTTTTTCGACGAAAATTACTACAAGTCAAGTATTTAACCGTTCATAAATTTTATAGAAAAAAATCGGGTCCGGGGTTCTATATAGACAACCCCGGACTCATTTTTTTTTCGGTCAAAAATGACTACAGTCAAATACTTGACATTTTCTATAAATTATGTATAATATAAATTATAAAATTTTAATAATTTTTATTGAATTAAATATTTGACAAAAGTTAAAATTCGACGCACTACTACAAATCCTATACTTCAAAAATCCCCTAACTCTCAAACCCTTCCTTCCCTCCCAAATTTTCAATTCCCCTATCCTTCCCCTTTATTTCCTTTCATACCTTTAAAAATTCATTATTTCTTCGTTTCTTTACAACAAGGATGTACCCTTTATTAAATATTTAAAATGCCATATTTTTCCCTTTATTACAACCGCGCGAAAACCTTATGTCCCCCTTCCCGCTTTTCAAAAAGCGCTTCGCGCTTTTTGAAAACCCGGTCCCCAAGGGGACCCGTTTTTTTTGACTTTTTATAAAATTTATAGTATAATATTTATATAAAAAAGAAGAGGTTGAGTTAAATGAAGAAAAGCGTAGAATCAATTATTCATAAAGAAAACTATGATATTGTACATTATAATTATTATTTCCTAACTAAAGAAGAAATGGAAAATTTTAAGTTAAAAGAAAATGAAAAACTTCTTGGATATTCTATTTGTGCAGATGAATCTTTTCCTTATGTAAAATACATTGAAGTTATTCGTCCAATTGAAGTAAAGCATATTTATGACGCAGATGAATATGCGCCATTTATTAAAAATTTACAAAAAACTCAATATAATTTTGATTATACCAGTGAATGGTACAATAATTGGGTCGATTATATAAATAAGATACCATATGATGAAGCTTGCGCACTTATTGAACTTTTAAATGAATTTTATGTAGCTGGAAAGGAGAATGTATGGTGATGAAATTTATTGAGAAGATTAGAAAATTAACTGAAGAAGCTAAAAATATTGAACGCACTTGTCCTCATATAACTAAAGTTATTGAAAGTGCCGCAAAAAATGGTCATCATAGTTGTTATATGCAATTAACTCCTGAACAAATTGAAGCTTTGCGCGCGGAAGGCTTTCAAGTGAGTGAGGCTGCTTTTCTTTTTGAACACTATATAGAATGGTGATTGATATGAGAAATATTTATGATTATTATGATGATGCAAATAATGTCCCGCTTGAGAAAGTAGAATTAAATGTAAAACAATGTAATGAAATTGCGCACGAAGCTATTGCCGCGCGAGAAAGAATATTTGTTTCTGATATAATTTTAAATGCGGCAAAGAAGGGTTGTTTTTCTACAATACTACCAACTATTAGTCAAGATACTAGAAATTGGATAAATAGTTTAGGTTTTAATACATTTACGAATACTTGCGGCTTAAATGTTTGTTGGGATGACAAGGTGATTAAAGATGCCTGAGAATTTATTTGATAGAGTTATTAAAGGCTTAGAAGCCTGTATTAGAAAAGATTGTGAAAATTGTGAGTATTATAAAAATTTTATTTATAGTTGTGATAGAATGCTTGTTGAAGCTAGGGAATTAATTTTAGAACAACAACATAATTTAGAAACTTTACAAAATTTTTATGATAAACAAGAAGAATCTATTTGGGGTGATACTTGTTATGATAAGTATTAAAGAAAATGAACTTTATCAGGAAATTGAACTTTTTCACGGTCAAATTAAAATTGGAGAAGCCGAAGTTGAATTAAATAGCCATATGTTAGCTAAGTTAGTTATTTTTGAACCGTATCAAAATAAAGGTTTTGGTACTGAAGCTGTAAAAATGTTGACTGAGAAATATAATTTAAACAATTTATGGGTTAGAACTGACAATGAACATGCAATTCATGTTTATGAGAAAAATGGTTTTAGAATTAAGAAACCAACTATGTATGAGATGATTAAAAAATGAAAGAAAAATTATTATATTGGATTAATAGAATTATTTATAAATCTAATATGAATTATACTTATTCGAAAATTTATACAGCTTTAAAAAGAGGAGAATCTATTTGTTGTATTGAATATCCTAATGCTACTAAAAATGAAATAGATGATATTGTAACTCGTTTAAAATATTTAGGCTATAATATATACTTTACCTATATTTCTCCTACAGAACAAAATCCTTCTGAAATTAGAATTAAACTACACGAGTAATTTCATTTTGATTCGCGCGATTAAATTTCAATTTTATTTTTAAATTCTATAACCCTTAAACTAACCCCAATTTCATTTTCATTTTTAAAATTAATTTTCTAAAAATTTTTATATAATAAAAATCCTATAAACCCACCCCTTGACTTTAATATAAAATTATAGTATAATATATACATAAAGGAAAAGGAGCATGTAATATGGGTTTGATTAAACTTATGAATGAAAATTCGAATTGATAAACTAATTTTATTTAATAAAAATAATTTAAAGCACAAAATAGTGGCGAAACGAAGTAGTTTTGTTACTCTTATAATGGGGGATGTGAAATGGATATTCGTTATGAATTTGAAAAGGCGATTAATGCCGGTCTTCCAATTAGTTTTGTAGCTAAAAAAATAAATAAAGACCCATCTACATTAAATAAATGGCTACATGGTACAAGAAAAGTTTCAAAAGAAATTGAAAATGCAGTTGAAATTGTATTACTAGAAATAAAAGAAAAATGGCAACATATTTTATAAATGCGTTAGCCATAAAGCAATGGATTGTGGAGGGAGAAATATGAAAGCATTAGACTTAACTGGTCAAACTTTTAATTATTTAACTGTTTTAAATAGAGACTATGATTACCAAAAACAACATAACTCACAAAAAGTTTATTGGAGATGTCAATGTAAGTGTGGTAATATTACTTATGTAATAACTAATCATTTAACTTCTGGAAAAGTAAAATCTTGTGGCTGTTATAAAAAAGAAATAATACATAAAAATCATAGCAAGCAATTATTAGGAAAACGATTTGGGCGATTAACTGTTATTGAAGAAACCTCTAAAAGAAAATATGGAGATATTATTTGGAAATGTCAATGTGAATGTGGTAATATAAAGGAAATAATGACTCGTAATCTTATTTCAGGAGACACGATTTCTTGTGGTTGTTATCATAAAGAAAAATGGCAACAACAAATTACTAAAAATAGAGTTGGACAAATTTATGGAAAACTTACGGTTTTAGAAAAAATGGATGAAAATTCTGTTGGTGGATGGCTTTGGAAATGTCGTTGTGAATGTGGCTCTATTGTTCAAGTTTCTTCGGCTTCTTTAGAAAGCGGCCACACAATATCTTGTGGATGTGTAAAATCAAAAGGTGAAGAAAAAATAAGTAACCTATTAAAAGATAATAATGTTATTTTTGAAAAGCAAAAAACCTTTCCAAACTGTTATCGCAAAAATAGCTGTGGAAAAATGAGATATGATTTTTATATTAATAATTCTTTTTTATTAGAATATGATGGAATACAACATTTTGAAAATATAAAGTTTTTCGGCGGAGAAAATGAAGTATTAGATACTCAAGAAAGAGATAATTTTAAAAATAATTGGGCTAAAGAAAATAATATCCCGTTAAAACGCATTCCTTATTGGACATTAAAAGAATTAACAATAGAAGATATAATGAGTGATAAATATCTTATTACTTGATTTTATTTCAAATTTATGCTATAATTAAATCAACAAAGGAAAGGAGTAGATTTTATGAAACTACTTGAGTATATTAATTCACATGAAAATTGGGAGAAAGAACTTTCTCAAAAGCCCTATTGTCTTTCTATAAAATCTACTCCGCCGTATTATACTTTAAAGTATGATATGATAGAAAGTGATTTTAATTATGAGGAAGTATGGGATGCACGTGGATTAGTAATTCGGCATAATGAGAATAAGTATATTTCTATTTCTTTTGGTTTGCGAAAATTTTTTAACGCAACCGAAAAATGGGCTTCTCCCATAGATTGGTCTACTGCGCGTGTACAGGCTAAAATAGACGGTTCCAATATCCGTTTTGCTTTTGACCCTATCGCACAGCGTTGGCTTTGCTCTACTATGGGTAATCCTGATAGTAAAGATGCTCCTATCGTGGGAAATTTTACTTTCTTTGATGCAGTAGTAGAAGTATTTGGCGGTATAGACCGATATAATAAATTTCTTACCCTTCTTGATAAGAATTATACTTATATCTTTGAATTGGTTTCGCGCTATAATATAATTTGTTGTCATTATGCAGAACAAAAATTATATTATATTTCACGACGAAATATGAAAACAGAATATGAAGATTTGGAACACATAAGTTTCCCTGGTTTTGAAAATGTAATTGCTTATCCGCAAACTTATTCTCTTTCTACTTATGAAGATTGTGTTCATGCTGCGGAAGAACTTAAAGAAAATAATGAAGGTTTTGTAGTTGTAGATGCTGTGCGAAATCGCGTAAAAATTAAAACTCCGTGGTATATGGCTATGCATAAGTTAAGAGGTAATGGTCCAATTACTACTATTCACATTGTATCTCTTTGGCAAAACGATACTATTGATGATTTTCTTGCTTACTTCCCTGAACATATTACTTATGTAAATGAAGTAATTCATAAGATTCGTGATTTATACGAAAAAGCAGACATTGCTTATGATGTAGTAAAAGGAACTGGACCTCGTAAAGATTTCGCTATGCGCGCAAAGTCTTACATTAAGCCTATTCAATCTTACTTATTCGCGCGCTTAGATAATAAAGTAGATTGTGCAAGCACTTACTTCAAGCAAATGAAGGCGCGTAATCTTGCTGAGATTTTAGATATTAAAGATATAGGAGTAAAATAAATGAATACAGTAAATGATATTATTAACTTAATCGCGCGCAGAGATAACATTTCTATTCTAGAAGCAACAAATATTGTTAGTGAATGTATGGATGAAATGGAAGAAGCCGTCACACAAGGATATTGGCAAGAAGCAGAAGATATTCTTATGGCTTACCTTGGTTTAGAGCCCGATTATCTTGACATTCTTATGACGGAGATGTTTTAATATGAAGAAAATTTTAATTTTTATTTTAATTTTAGGCATGCTTTTCGCACTAACAGGTTGCTCAAAACGAACTGCTATTGATAATGGACAAACATTTGAAGTAGAAGCAAATTTTTATATAATTAAATCACTTTATCAAGGCCAAGGTTATGATGTAAGACTTTGTTATGATCCAGAAACAAAAGTCATGTATTATATGATAGGTAATAATGGTAGCTATTCTTTTGGCGTTTCGCCTTATTACCTTTCTAATGGCGAACTTGGCATTTATGGTAAAAATTATTATTAGGAGGCATTATGGAAATTTTAAGAATTTTTATTCTTTTCGTTATTGTTCTAAATATTGGCGTTATTGCAAATATGGGAATTCATTTGTGGCAAAGTACGCCTTTAAAAGAAGAAAAAAGTACTCCAATTTATATTACTAAAGAAATTAAGGAGAATTAATATGAAATTTGTAAAGAAACCTATTCCAATTGATGCAATACAATGGACTGGACATAATTTTGATGAAATTACTAATTTTATGAAAGATAATCATCCAGTTATTGCTGGTACAAATAACCTTCTTATCTCTACTTTAGAAGGAGAAATGAAAGCTATTCCTGGCAGTTGGATTATTCGCGGCCCGAAGGGTGACTATTATCCTTGTAGAGAAGATATTTTCGAAGAAACTTATATGAGGATTGATGACGAATGATTGCTTTAAATAGAAAAGTGCCACAAAAATGTATGGAATGTCCTTGTATGCAAACCTATGCTATAAACAAAGAAAATGTACAGGGAGTTCAATACCTAATTCGATATTGTGCGGCCGCAAAACAGGAAATGGTTGTTATTGAATGGAATACTTCTGAACCAATTCCTGATGTTTGGATAAATTGGTCTAAACCAAAATGGTGTCCTTGGCAAGAAATTTATGAAAATATAATTGATGAAGAAAGTGCTTGGCATATGTCTATGGCAGGATTAGGAGGTTCATATGATTAAGTGTCCGAAGTGCGGCAAAAGCTATTATATGGAAAAATATACTACTTGTACTGCTATGTATTATCCTCCTATTTATAAAGATGGAGTAAATATTAATCCTGATAGGAATATATCTACGACTGTTTGTTTATGTTTAGAATGTCAAAATGTTTTTAGTTATCAAATGCGTGGCGGGAAATTAATTTGACTTTATTTTAATAAGAAAAATGTAACAAATGAGTAGGAGAAATCCTACTCTTTTTTATTTGACTTTTCGTGCAAATTTTGATATAATTATTATAGTAAAAATAAAGGAGAATAATATGATTATAGAAGGAATTATTTGTTTTCTTATATTAGCAATAGGTATTTTAGATATTGCTACTGGAGAAGGTATGAAAGGCTTTTATGCAATTGGTATAGCAGTTTTTGTTTTTGTTTTTTCTATAATGAGGTATTTTTATACATGATAGCAAAATTAATTCATAAAAATGATTATTACTATTGTAGTGAATGTCGTATGAAACAAGAATTACAGCCTTATTGTGATTTTTGTGGAGCAGATTTTACCAATTATGAAGAAGAATTAATTAAAACTTTTAAAGAAAATGAGGATAATAAGAATGGATAAAATGTATCAAGGTATTATTTGGATAGTTAAACATTATGGGCATTCGCGCGAAGCTATTATAAATTTTTTACATAAATATACTTCTACTCCAAAAGAATACTATACTAATGGTATAATTAACCAAATTATGGAACATGCTATGTTAGAAGCAGTTCGTTATAATTTAAATCCTGTTTCTATTCTTTTTGAATATTTTAGCTGGATGAAAGACCCTTGGAATTATTCTCATTTTGATGCTATGTGTGCAGCATTGAGTAGCATACAAGTTTGTGAAAGAATAAAAGACACAGATAATTATTCTTATATTAATGGTTTTACTTCTGTTATAGAGGAGTTTGAAGGAGAAAATTATGAGTTTATTTAAAAAGAAAAATTCTGTTCCTGCTCTTTTTGTTTTACTTGACGACGAGTTTAATCGCGCGAAAAATCAAGAAAAGCATTATTTTTTTCATATTTTATATGATAATGAAAAAGATTTAGCGCAGAAATGGTGTAGAAAAAATAATGTATATATGGAAGTAGACCATCAAACTGATGGGAATGTTTTCTATAAATTTAAGTTCTAATGAATCAAACTGTGTTTGTCCTTGATTTATGGGACAAATTTTCTCCTGATAAAGTAATTTCTAAATTTAGAATAAATGATAGATGGTGGGCCATAAAAGAAGTACCTTTAGAATGGGGTGAGCCTCAATTATCTAAAATTGAAGAAGATTCTATTCCATATCATCTTTATGAAACAATAGATGAAGCGCGCGAATATGTAAGAAAAATTAAACATTTAGAAGGAGTAAAATTATGAATTTAAATGTATTTCAATGGCCTTATACTACTCATTATTATTTAACACATCCTTGGAAATGGTTTTCTCAATTATGGAGAAATATAAAGGCAGCTTATCATCGTATACGATATGGTTGGTGTTCTTGGGATGTTTGGGATTGGGACTCTTGGTTTTGCTCTACAACTCCATCAATGCTCAGACATATGGCTGATAAGGGTATGGCTTATCCAGGTGGTGAACCATTTGAAACTCCTGAAAAATGGCATGATTGGCTTTATAAAATGGCTAATACAATTGAACGTTTACAATATGATGATTGGATGGAAGATTGTAACGAGTATAGTAAAGATTATGAAAAAACTTTTGAAGATGACCTTTATAAAGAAGAACATCCAAATGGGCCATTTTTAACAACAACTTCTTATGGCTCTTCAACTAAAGAAGAAATAAGGGAACAATACTATAAACGTTGTGAAGAAATACATAAAACGCGCGAGCAAGTATTGGAAGATTTTGGTAAAGAATTTTTTAAATATTTTGATCGTTTATGGGATTAAAAGAAGAAATTATTCTTCTTTTTTTTTAGTTATAAAACGCTAAAATTATTTTAAAGTATTAATACTTATTTTAAGAAGAATATCCTTATAAAGGAGGGATAACATGTTACCACTTTTAATTCAAACTTCTGAAGAATTAATAAATAATATTAAATTAGTCCAAGGTGTAACTTCTTTATTTTGGATTATTGAATATAGTCCTGAAGAATTAGGTTATGATAAAAAGGATAATAATTATTCTTCAGATTTAAACAGATATTCATTTTTAAGAACAGAATGTCTTAAAAATCCAACCACTTATCAAAAAAGATTAGACCAGCATAAATATAGAATTTGGACTGTCGTCCCACAAGACTATGAATGGTAAGATTTTTCTTTACTTTATATAAGGAGGGATGATAATGGCTAATGAAACTAATTACTTAATGAACCAAGATGGATATACTGTCAATATTAATTCTGAAAACCCAGAACAAAGTTATTTTACTGCTACTACTAGTAATGGTAATTTACGTTATGTTCCTAAAAAATGGCAAAGTAATGAATTAATAGAAACTATTGAAATGAATAATATTGAACAAGGTGTCCAAATTGCTTTAACTCAAACTGATACAATACAACAAACTGCTAATCAAGCAATAGAAAATGTGCGCGCACAGATGCAAACTTTTAATGCAAAAGCTAATGAAATAGAAGATGAATTAAACTCAGCAAAAAGTAGTATTGAAAATGATGTAAATTCTAAATTAAATACTCAAAATACTAATCTTTTAAATGCTTTAACTAAATTATTAGGCTCTTATTATACTTTAGGAACAATTACTGATAATTTAGACTCAAATAAATCTACAGTTGATACACGTATTACTCAATTATATAATGAAGTATTTGGAACAAACTCTAGCGGAAGCACATCTTCTACATCTTTAAATACTCGATTAGCCACATTAGAATCTACTGTTTCAAATTTATCTCCTAACATTTTAGACGCGGTAGGCGCGCGATTAGGTGAGGCTTACTACAATATTAATTCTCATGCTTGGGTTTCAAATTATACTGATATAGATACTCGTATAACAGAAATTTATAATGCTATTTTTGGAGAAAGTACTACAGGTTCAGATAAAACAATTATAGAACAAATAGAAGATTTAAATACTGCTATATTTGGTTCTAATAGTGGAGATTCTAATGCTTCTTTAATTGATAAGATAGTAGCTGTTTTAGGTACAACTTTGCCTGAAGCAAATGAAATTCCTCAAACTGGCTTTTTATCTGATTCTTTAACTTCACAAATTAATGATATAAAAAATGCCATTGGTATTGGTAGTTCATCTCAAGGTTTAAGTTTAAATAGTAAAATTAATAATATTATTGAAACAATTTATGGAGATGAAATTAAAGATTTAGGAGAAGGTTATACATTATCTAAAGTATTAGATGATTTATATGGAAATTTAGTAAAAAATACTAATACTGGAGAATATAATCGGGATGCAGCACCTTTAATTAATAGTTTAAAAGAATTACCTAATTCTTTTAGCACTTTAAATACTAGAATAAATGCTATTGAGCAAGATAATACTAATATTCGTAATAATTTAAGTGAAATGTCTGAATGGGGCGATATTTTTGAACAAGTTTATATTGATGCTGATATTAAAAAATATGATGATACTTCTTATTTGCGTTTAATAAGAGATAGCACAATAGAATGGCCAGATACGGTTGAAGGTATGGCACAAGAACAAAAAAATACTTACCTTCAATTACCTGCAGGTGGAGGCGGTGGAGGAGCCACTGGAGGAGGAACAGCTATTATTACTCGTATTACAGATGCTTCTGTCCAAGTTTTAGTAGGTAATGAATGTCCCATCTCTTATAAATTAGAAGCTCGTGATAGTGGTAATGAATTAGTTGGAAATGGTAATGCAACTTGGTTTATTGGAGGAGTACAAGTAGATACTTCTACTGCTTTAAATATAACTGAAGCTGATAATAATATAATTAATACTTTTGATATTTCTCCTTATTTATCTGTTGGCGCGAATAATGTTACTTTACAAATTTCAGTAAATACTGGCGGAGAAAATGCTACTATTGTTAGGAAAACTTGGTCAGTTAATGTTATCAATTTTTCATTAGTTTGGGATTATAATGAAGAAACAGTTTTTGATAATGGCACTATAACATTAAATTGGATTCCATATGGCGCAAATATTAATAAAACTACGCATATTGTAATTGATAATAATGAAATTTATAGTAGTACAACAATGCAATCAGGTATTACTCAAACTTGTACTTTTGAACATAATTTAACTCATGGTGTTCATAAATGTGAAATGTACCTTACGGCAACAATTAATGAAGTTGACGAAACTACAGAATCTCAATTTCATGATATTATTATTGTTCAACCATTAAATACTACACCAATTATTTCTAGTTCTACTATTATTACTGAAATGGAGCAATATGACACAGTTGCAATTCCTATTGTTGTATACACTCCTAATTCAACTGTAACAAATAATATTATTTTAGCAGAAAATAATGAAATAAAAGATACTTGGAATAATATAGATAGAACTATACATTATTGGAATTATTCTCCTTCTACTACGGGGATAAAAACACTTACAATTACAGTGGGTTCTGTAGTAAAAACTATTACAATAGAAGTTAAAAGTATTTCTATAGACAATGCAGAAGTTGAAGGATATGATTTTAAAATAAAAGCTAGTGAAATTTTAAGTAATACTGCTTTAAAAAATCATGAATTATTATCATTTTCAAATAATTTTGACTGGATTAATGGCGGATTAAAAACAGAAAGAGACTCAACTGGTAATATTCAGCAGTATATTTGTATTAAAGCAGGAACTACTATGACAGTAAATAAACAATTATTT